TCGCGCCCGAGGTTGTAAGGAACTCTCGGCGTAACCTTAGTCGTCAAGCTACAGGTTGCAGCGACTTTTCATCTATCTTGTCAATGATAGAAATCAGCGCTGCGAACTCCTGAAGATCACGATACTTCTTTTTCCAAGCATGAAGCTCGGCAAGAGCCGTCTTCAGCACCATTTCCCTGGTCTTAGTCTGCGACATCGCATGAGACGCTTCGCGGTAGTGAGGAGCGCTGGGCTCAGCTATGTGGACGTACGCCTTTTGTCGAACAGCCGGTTTGTCAGGCTGAACGTAGACCGCAACGACAGCCCTTATGAGGCCTCTTGCCTGCTGAAGTCGGTATTGCCTCGCCGCCTCGGTATCACTCCACTCGAAGAACGAATGAAGTGGCGAATTGTCATGCTTTGCATCCTCTAGCACATCCTCGGGCGTTAACTCGCCCTTAAACTGCTTCCGGAGCATTTCGAGGTGCTCGCCGACTGCCTTCGCATCCTTCTCGGCTCCCGGCTGAAACCGAGCACCTTCGGCAAATTCGAAACCGGCGATACGCATTATGCGGCCTCCAGCTTCACCATGTCGGCCTCAGTCGCCACATGGAACATGCCGTACTGGCCATCTTTCTCGGGGCGCCACTCACCCACGCCAACCGCGAAGCCAGCGACATTCAGAAGATTCAGGATCTGGCTTTCGCTCAGAACGTTGGCATTGTAGCGAACCAGAAGCTTTGCATGCCACTCCGCGAACTCGGGGCGGTATCGCAAATCTGCTGTTCCCATGCCGACGCGAACCATGTCTTCGCGCATTGATGGTGTGCCGCCATCAATCCTGATCAGATTGACACGAGATTTCGACCCTTCGAATGCGCCGGCTATGTCGGCATCTTCTCCAAGAATGTGGAATGCTTGCCGAGCCGCGATCTTTGTCAGGCCGGCAACTGACGTACCGGCAGTGACCGCCGCTGCTTTGAAGGCAACGCTTGGGAAGCCATAACCGCCATCCGCGAGGCGATACATGGACGCTTCGAAGTCGGCTTGAGGGTTTTTCGGTTCCTTTGCCGGCTTGGCCTTCTTCATCTGCTTGTCGAGCATTTCCTTCTTGGCCTTCTCCGACCAAGCATGAACGATCAGCGGGCTATCCCCGACCACAGTCACATCCATCAGCCGGATATCCAACCGAGGAAGCTCAATTCCAATTTCTTTCTTGAGTGCGGGCATTTTAGTCTCCATAGGCGCCCGGCCTGCCAAGCCCGGAAACGCACAGGGGTTCGCTTTCACGAACACCGGGGCCTATGAAGCTGGTGTTCGCGTTTCTTCCTCATTGGCAGCGAGGAATTCGAATTGTCGTGATCAGATGGCGTAGAGCGCCAAGTTCAGGTCTGCGATGTAGCTTGGCGCTTGTTCGGCAAGACCACCTTCGTCAGCAATCCCGTATTCCGAATCGTCCCTTTCGCGCTCGTCGTCCTCTTCCAAGTCGACAAATGAGATCGAATGGTCCGGATAGGTGTCAGCTAGATACGGCTCCAAGTTTTCATCGCCGTCGATCTCGTCAAGAAGCCCAATAAGCTGCTCGATATAGCTTTCGACAGCCTCGCGGCGAAGCTGCTCAATTTTCAAAGAGGCCGTGTCATTCTTACGGATGGCGACACTCATCACGCTCTCTCCCGCTTCGGCGTAATCGGCCGATTGTCGGGTTTCTCAGCAACCAGGACGAAGCCAAGATTGTGATCAATTTGCCGGCGCCAGTTGCCTCCATGAAGACGCGCCATCAACTGCGCCAGATATTCAGCTGCAGCCTCAACTTCGCCAATGGCAATGTGCGCCGCCATTTTTGTATCGGTGATCGCAGGGTGCATTGGACGCGTTTCCGCGCCCGTGATATTACGGGTCTTAGCCATATCGAACTCCTGTAAGTTCGGTTTCGGTCAGACCGCGCTTGAGGGGCCTAATCCTCTTGTGCGGTCGCCTATTTTATGGCACCTTTTATTCATGTCGTCAACAATTAATGTGCCCAAAAAATCTAGAGGCCGCCCGAGCGTTGAAAGCGATCGGATTGTGCTTCGTGTTCAAGAGCCAGATCTGAGCGCGATTGATACATTCGCGGCAGAGAATCAGAATATTACTCGACAAGAGGCCATCCGCCGCATCCTCCGGGATTGGCTCATCGGCCATGGATATTTACGGGATTCAGGTTGACATGACAGGTTTTACTTCGGATCAAGCCAAAATTGAAGCAATGCGTATCGTCCTGAGATTTCTGATTATGGATGTAGCCTTTATGGGCAAAAACACTACCGACGAAGGCATCCGCATGTATATTTCGAAATTGCATGAAGCGGCATCTGAGCACATCGAAAAGTTGAACGTGCGAAATCGCAGCAATGCTGATGCTCAAGACGTGAAATCTGCGATCGAGAGCCAAATTGATCAGATTTTTTCTGGACTTGGGATTCCTGCCGCCAAATGACGAATTCTGATGACGAGCGAGAGTTTCTGTCCAGCTATTTCAGAACAGCGGACAAAAGTTTTCGATGTGGGTCGTTGGATTGCCAATGCTGGTACTCATCATCGCTTTTTGGGTGATGATCGCTTCAAACTCGCCGAGATAGTCGATCACGGAATATCGATAGTCTTTCTTGCGCCATTCGCGAACTGTGGCACCTCAGCCTTGATGAGTGCAGCATGCATCTCGCGCCCGATGATGTCCCTCACTTCGGCAGACTTCCGAACCGCAGCGCCACCAAGGAATGAACGCGGCGGGATGCCGCGCGATGTCCCAAGTTCCTGCCAGACGGCTTTGTCATCGTTCGATCCGACATGGGCTTCATGATCGAGAACGATTGTCCCGATGCTGTCGCGCATATCGCCGGTTTCGAGGAGAGGCGTGTCGCCGGTAGCCTTTTGAGCGATTGTCTCAGGCTTCAGCGGTGCCCACGGTGCAAATGGACCAGCCGCTCCCTGATAATGGCCGATCTCAGCCTTTGCTTCAGTCTCGATGATCTGAGCCGCTTCGGCCAAGGCAGTATGTTCCGCCATTGGCATCGCGGCGCCGAGATTGAGTAGCATGTGCGCCATGCTATCGAGCGTGAAGTCTGCCATGTCATGCCGTCCTTTGAACCCAACTCATGGAGTTCCAGTCGAATGAATTATAGGCGTCTTCTCGAAGGGCGACGCAGTGCGCCAATTTTTCAGCCGACCCGAGACTGAAGGCGACGTCATAGGGAACGCCGTTCTTCACCAGGAACATTGACATCCTGAAATCCGGGTCGTCAGTTAGTTTTTTGCGTCTTCGGCAATCTCCTCTTCGGTGACACCGATTCCGAAGTGTTTCTGCAGGCCGGCTCCGATCGCATTGAAGCCATCATCATCCAAGCGATCGATCAGCGCATCGAACTGCAGTTCAGTCGTCGGAAGAGAAACCGGATCACCATCGATCTCGACAACGGACGCTGCAACCATCACGAGACCAAGATATTTCTGCTTACCTGCACTCTCGTCAGAGAGAACCTTCAGAACGCGTCGCCGAACGCTCATTCCAAGCTTTTTGATGCCGATTTGGCGCCCGCGGATATCGGTGACGATTACAACCCTGTTTGCATCACCGACGATTTGCTCGGAGGGCGTTGCACCCTTTTTTACGGTCACGGTAGCCATTACTGAACCTTGATACGGCGCGAGGCCTTCCAGTTGATCTTCTGCTTCACATAGGCGTCACCGGCCCAGTTGCCGGCGTCCGACAGGTTCAGCGCAACACCGTCGAACCGGTATTGGCTGATTGTTCCGTCGGTCTCCGTGATGGTTTGGGTGATGCGAAGCGCGTTGAGCGTTCCGTTGGCGAAATAGGTCGCCTCCTGCTGCGCAAAATAGTCGTCGAGAACGGAGCTTGCGCGGTCGACGCTGAAATCGCCTGACCATGTGTCGGGGATTGAGGCGAGACGGTTCACGCCGTCCAGCCCCTTGCTATCAAGTTCCTTCGTGTTCTGCTTGAGCGTGAAGCCGGTCAAGATTGCCACGTTGAGGATGGAATTATCGGGAAGGACAATATCGAGGACAACGTCCTTCCCGATATTCAGGGCACCGAAGCCGGTATTTACAGGCATGGGTCACGGCTCCTTAGGCGGCGAGGCTCTGGACGGCGGTGCTGTTGATCTGCACCGACTGACCACCCTCAAGGTTGATGAGGAAGAATTCGACGATCGAGAAATATTTGACCTGCACGTTCGCCTGCAAATAACCGAGAGCGACCCGGTTCTGAGGATTGTTCGTGTTGTCGATCTGGACCGAATAGGGCGTAGTGCCATCGGACGAGCCGATCATTCCCTGATCGGCGAGCGCCTGAAGGAACGCCACCAAGGTCACCTTGGCTTGGCGCTGCACCGTCGGCGAATTCAGCTTGCCGACATAGATGCCCATCGCTGAATTCAGGGTCGTGGCGATATAGTTCGTCAGGCGCGTATAGTTGTCGCCGTGAATGACTGCATTCGACGAGCTGTTGTGACCGAGACGGCAGGCGAAATAATTGCCGCCCGGTACCGGATTGCAGATCACGTCGATCCCGGCACCAGCAAGGATCTGAACGTCCGCCGAGGTATATGGGATGCCGGTATAGGACTTCTGTGTCCCGACAATAGCTGTGAGCTGCTTGTTCAGCGACGATTGTTCCGGAGAGAGCGAAACCAGTTCAGCCGCGGCAAAAGCAGCCGGCGATACCAGACGCTGCGACAGACCATTGAGGGTGTCGTACCAATAAATCCAGTCGCCCGACATGATCTTAATTGCATATGAATCGATACCAGCTGTGGCTTTTGCGGCCGCAATGGTCGTCGGATCATAAGAGCCGGATGCGAAGGCGGTCACCATGTAGACGCCTTCCGACAGGCCGAACGTGACCTGTGTGGGCCAGCTGGTAGCATCCGTCAGGTCGCAAAGGACGGCGACTGCGACGCCCTGACCGCGGAGCGCATACATCCCCTTGCGCGGGTTCGTATCGACACCAAGCAAAACGGTAGCGTTGATCGTGGTGGCGCCGTCCAAGCCGCCTGCAAGGGTATAGCTCGCTGTGGTCGGGGCAGTCGTGCCGGCCCCTGCCGTTGCGACGATGATGTTCGACGGTCCGCGAGCTGCATTGCCGTTGTTGATGGCATTCGCCATCGCCACCCAGAGAGCATTTGCCGAGCCGGTGATGTTGTCGAAGATTTCCGGGGCAAGACCGGGAGCGGCAACTTTCACCTGAAAACTGTTTGCGGCAGAGCCTGGACCAACTGAGACTTGAATACCATTGCCGAATGAGCCGGTATACTTGCCTGTGAAGGTGATGCAGCTCGTCTGAACGACGATCGTTGCTGCGGCGTCGGTACCGTCGGTCACACGGACACCCATGATGGCCGTGGCGCCCAGCTGATAGGCAATCGCCGCGTGAGTGCCGGCATCAAAGAGGCGATTCTGGTAGGGTCCGAAGATCGAAGACCATTCCGTCATATTGCCAGCGATCTTCGGCTGATTGACCGGACCCCACGTCGCGGTTCCAACGAGACCGAGAACGTTGGAGGGGACGCCGTTGATCAGGAACTGCGGGGGGACGATCTGGACATAGACATCAGGAACAGTGAGCGCCGTCGTGTTCAACGCGCCCTGCGGAAATACAGGCATAGATAGCGCCCTCGTGTTGCTGGTGGATTAGGACTGCGAAGAGACAGAGGAAGTGGGCGCAGACGGCGCCGGAGGGTCGGGCAGATTGACGGCCACGACTTCATTCGGGTTGGTTTCGAGCACCGACTTGATCTTGTCGGCGTCAACGATCTGGTCACCCTTCGCATAGGAGGCGAAGGGCGCTGTAACGATCAGCGCTTTCATGAGGTTTCCTCAGGTGGTGACGATGGCTTTCGTCGAGATGATCTGCGGGTATTGCGTGATCACGCTGGTGCCGTACTCGACCATGTAGATCAGGTCTCGCCGGTAGATTTCGACGGTCTGACGCTCATCTGAGATCATGGTGCGCTGGTAGACCATCCTGGCGCCCGATCCATCGCCGAGCAGAAGATGCTCGCTCTGGACCAATGCAAGGTCGATGATCGGCCCAGCGATGTCGCGCATTTGATGTGTCGGGCACCAGAGCGTGACCATGATGGCCCGTTCCTGGCGTTTCAGTTCCTGCCATTCCGTTCCAAAGACGCCGACCATCGCTGAAGCGATAATAGTCGTTGGAAGAGTGAGGACCGCGCCGCTCGCTGTCGCCGCTATTCCGGCCGCAACTAGAAGAGCGGCCAAGCCGGCCGCGATAGTCGTTAGCGTGTCAGTCGGCGTGGCGGGGTAGATATATGCCGTCTGCGCCGGCAGCCAGTCTCCGATCATCACGCCGACGTTCTGCGCTCCCGCAACGGTGCCCGCGAAGGTGATCGTCTGGCCCGATATTGTCGCTGTAATCGTCGGCGCCGGAATATTGAGCGTTTGCGGGTCTGTCGTTAGTCGGGTCGTGTTACGCTCTGCTCCGGCCATCGGGAAGATGGACACTGTCAGGTTGCTTGCTGCCAGATCAGCATCCAGTTGGGACGGCACAGGCCAGCCGCGGTGAACCTTGCAGGCGTTCCCAATGACAGATGGTTGGCTATCTCCATTAGGATAAAGGCAGTTCGTCACGATTTGAGCGACGGCTTTCTCGACATCAACGACATCAGCCATCAGCGCGCCTCAAGACGGACACAAGGCAAATTCCACCCCATGCTGTTCACATAGTCGGCCTCGACCTGGAACCGGCGACCCAGATCGTCTGTTATGATATCGCGGTCCTGGATCACCCCATCAGCAACCTTGCCATTCGGGATATAGACACGCCACACGATCGGGCCTGGTGGCTCGGCAGGCAGAGAACCGTTCGGCACGCGGGCCATCGTGGTCTTGGCCTGAA